GTACCTCTCGATAGCAAAGCCCGCACGGAGTAACCATGCGGGCCCCGCCCTATCTATGATCAGCTGAGGAAATCATCGTCATCATCGCCGCCGAGATCCTCAAAGTCCTCTGCAGCGGAACGCTCACCCGTCAGATGATCGCCGTCGCGTACCTTCTGGATATTGCCGAGACCGCATCCGATCCCAACGTTGCCCTGCGTATTGAACGCAAAGAATGTGACGCTGACATTGGCATAGCACCCGGAGTACACCTCCGAGCGGTCCAGAACGGGCTCAACGCTGCGATCGACAATCTTGGGCGGATGGTCTGCGCTCGCGTTGGCGTTGAGGAAATAACATCCGGTGTACGCATCATCATCCGGGCGATCCTCATCGCCGTCACGCAGCGGAAGCTTGAGGTTCTTTGGCACAACGCCATTCTTGTTGGCCAGCTTTGCCTTTCCTTCAGCCTTTGCCTCCTCGATCGCCTTGTTGATTGCCTTGATGGTCTTCGTGTCGTCCTTACTGATGAGGAGCGATGCGCTGTATCGTGCCTTCCCATCGGGGTCGCCCATTGGGGGCTTCGGCTCCCAGATGTTCGCATACGACAGGCGGACGTTCTTAAGCACTAATCTACTCATTTGTATCTTCCTCCATAACTTCAAATTCGGATTGTACCGGATCATATTCCGGCCTCTTATCATCCTCCGGCACAAGCGTTGGCTTGCCCGGCGGCTTTTCGATGACGCTCCCGAGGAGCTCACCGAATTTCTTCTTTGTAACCAGCTTTTCAAGGGCAGTGATGGTCTGCATCTCCAAGGGCTTGTAGATCACATCATCAGCGTAACCCGCCCCCCGCAGGAGCTTGACGGCCTTTGCCTCGTCCGTAATTTTCCGATTGCTGCGGCCCTCGACGACCTTAAAGCCCGGCCATCGATGCCCTTTAAGGGCCTCTTCAAGTGCGTGCGTTTTGACCTTCTCGGCATATCGTACGAGACCATCAACGCGCTCCAGCACAAACGACACTTCGTCGTCCGTGAGGAGGTCGGCGTCCCGGAACTCGAGTTTTGCGATCTCCATGTTGTACTCCGACAGAGCCTTGCACTGTGCGGCTGCACGGCAGAACCTGCAGTGATCGCCCGCCTTGAAATCGCCTTTGCCTGCATAGGCGAGCTCCGCGATCGGTTTGATGCTCTCACCCCATGCAAGGAGATCGTCAACGGACATGAGCTGCGTTGATAGCCCCCCGTTCCGAGGCTGGAAAATCGACATACGCACATGCGTGAAATCATAGATGTAACCGTACTGCTCGATCGCGCCGAGTGCGTAAAGCTGCATCTGTGTGTTGCCTTCGGCAGAGACCGGAACACCCTTGCCATACTTGAGATCGACGATCTCGAGAACGCCGTCGCCGATGATGACCATGTCGCCTGTCCCGAAACCGTTCCGTACCCAGCGGCTAAAATCTAATCGCTCTTCGACAAGCGCGACGCCCTGCGCCGCGTTGATCTTCTCAATGCAAAGGTCAACGTACTCACTGACATATCCTTTCATTTCAGGCGAGTAGAGTGGATCCCGTTTGATCCTGGTCATGAGTTCCGTTGCTTTTGCATTGGATACCTCGCCGAGCCAGTATCGTATCCGCGCCTCTGCGAGTGCATGGGCAAGTGTCCCCTCCTGCGCCGCCTCGCCCGCCCGGTCCGGGAACTTCCGTTCAAGGCGGGCAGAGGGAGGACAGGAGAGCCAACGCTTACTCCCCGAGGCGCTTAATACTGCGTGCGCCATCAGAGTGCCTTCGCAGCAGCGCGGAGCCCCTCAATCTTATCGTCCGGGAGCTCGCTGAGCTTCTCGATGCCGTAATCCGCGAGGAGCGCCTTGAGGGCTTTAGTCTTGCCGTCGCGCGCGATTGCCGCGCATTCCGCTTTCAGCGCGTCGCGGAGCTCTGCGTAGTCGACAGCCGTTTCGTCGGAATCTGTGACCTCAGGAGTTTCCTCTGCAGACGGTTCGGGCTCAATGACTTCTGGCGGCGGAGTAGGCGCAGGCTCGGCCTTGGGCTTTGCTTTGGCCTTCGGCACGGTGTTGTTGTTGTTGTTGCTACGCGGAGCATCCGTCTGCGCGGAAGCCGCACAGGACTGGATCAGTCCGATGAGTGACTTGGATGCCTGTGCGACATCCTGCTCCGTAAGATTGATGGTGATTGTCATGTTGTAAATCCTCCTTGAGTTGTGTTATACTTTAACTGTAAGTCTTTCTTGTCGCTCGGAGCGGTTGCCGCCGCTTCGGGCTTTTTCTTTTGCTTCACGGGTCACCCCCTTCATCCTTGACCCAGTAGGTCAAGACGAGCTGGTCACCGGGGCAAATAAGCCCCTTTCTGTCTACAAGCCAGGGATTATTTTCGTAGATCCCTTCCTTGTATTCCAAGATATACCGGCGTGTGCCGGTGTTTTTGCGGGTGTACTCCTCCGCTATATCCCAGAGTGTATCGCCCTGCTTGACCGTGTAGACCTCCTCGACGAGTACGGCGTCACCGCCGTCATCAAACGGGTTACACGCGCCCGAGCAGAGTGCTGCGACGGCAACAAACGCCCCGCCGATCAGGGCGGTTTTCCAAAACTCACGCATTCTGTTTCATCCTCTCTTTCAGTTTGCCCGTATAGCGCGGGGGACTGTGGATATACTCCACTACCCACGAATAGGGCATCTTCCTGTGCGTGCTGCTTGGGTCCGTCAGCACGTACGGCAATTCTCCTCGATCCATCCGCAGCTGTACAGTGCGGGGCGAACATCCCAGGATCGCCGCAATCTTTTTCACGCTGAGAAGTCGCTCCTCTGGTGCTTCAGCAGGCATCGGCGGCAGTGACACCACCTGCGGCAGGCGCTCCAGAATCCGCGCTGAGAGCGCCTCAACCTTCTTCGTCAGCTTCTCATCGGCGATCTTGTCAAAGCCCACCATGAGCCCCGCGACGAAAGCATCCGCCGCCGCATCCGTCGCTGTCTTTCCCATAATCTCACCTCCTATCTATAAGGAAACGCCCCGCCATCTTTGCTATCTACCATGATTCGCCTCTATACGTCATGGCGAGGCGCTGATGTTGTTATGAGCGTTTCCGCCGCGTTCGCCGCGGTGCGCGCTCCTCGCAGGTCTGTTGATCTTTGCACACCGGGAGCAGCCGCCCCCGTACGTAGATGCGCTGATACCGCTCATCCCGGTCGAATACCCGCCCGCAGCGGCAGCAGTATGCCACGTGCATTCCTTCACCTCCTGTGCGGCATCCGCCTGTTTGAACTTTTCCATCTGTCGGGCCAATGCATTCTGCGCAAGGCACAGGTAGTTCATAGATTCATTCATGTGAGCTTCGACATCTGCCAGCAGATCTGTATCAGCTGTAGCTCCCGGCGTATTTTCCTGCGCTGCATGGAGAAACGTTTGTGCAAGGTGCTGCGCGTAATATGCGATTTCGGTGCATTCCAGCACCGCGGCAACCCGCGCGATATCAAGTGCAGGTGCAGCCTTAAGCACCGCGTTCATCTCTGCCTCGAGTTTCGGCACAGAGTGTGCTGCCATCGCCGTCGCGCGATTCAGATCACGCACGGCAAGGCGCATGTCGAGGGCAGCGGACTCGCTGTCCTCTGCGGAGCTGCCCAGAACACGCTCGACATCCTCAAACCTTGCCCCGAGGCACCCTGTGACACACAGCGCCATATTGACCTGTGCTGAAATCTTTGCCATCGTTGTGTCTATCATTTGATTCACCTCCTTACGGTACCCATCCGTGTAAGCTCTCAGGGGTCTGTCGGCACTGAAGAGAAGAGGTAGTCGTATGAATAAGAAGCGAAGAACTTATTCCTTATGCTGATGGCCACACTAATCGGGAGCGAAGCCTTTCCCTGTAGTCGATTCTCAACCCACCCAGGTGAGCGTCCAATGTGCTTTGCTATTGAGGCACACGTAACTCCGTGGCGCACCATTTCGGCTTTTAGATTAGGATACATGTTTTCACCTCCTTTTCATTCCGAGAAACCGAAATACTAAGCATAGATTATTACGGAAAACCGAAATTGTCAAGTGTTAAAATAAAAAAATTACGGATTCCCGTTTTTTCTATTTACGAGAATCCGTAATTATGCTATATTAGATCTCAGAAAGCGAGGTGCGTGAGTTGTGCGTATGTCAGACCGAATAAAGATCTGTCTAAGAAAAAGGAATATGAAACTGAAAGACCTATCTGTGGCAGCATCAATACCACTTTCGACTCTATCAGATATCATCAACGATAAAACAAAGAAGCTTGACGTTCAAAAGGCAAGCGATTTAAGTAAAGCGTTGGGCTGTACGCTAGACTATTTGGTAGATGCGGATCAGGTATCATTAGACGACACCTATGGCGTAGGCAGCCTAGGGCAGGCACTTATAGATGAGCGTAAAAAACAAGGATTCACACGGAAAGAACTATCGACGGCTACTGGTATACCGGTAGATATAATACGCTCTTTTGAAAAAGGAGACGCAGATATAAACCTGTTTCTACTAGAATCCATTTGTGAAGCCTACGGTATATCGGTCGCTCGGTTTTATTTCGATCATGATTTTTACGATGAGTACATCCCTTCTCCATTTTCTGATGGGTCTGAGATAGACGTGGAGGGTTGGGAGGCGTTCAAAAAGGCGAGAGATGAGGATGCCATGAAAGATAGCGTAGCCCATCCTGAATATAGGAACCGCCGAAGCACCTCCCCCGATGACCTGTCTCCTCGCGAAGAACGTGAGATCGCCCGCGACCTTGAAGATATGATGCACTCGATGGCCTCGGCAGCGTACGAGGGCGACCAACTTGAAGATGTCGAGGCGTTCAAGGCGACAATCAAGGCTGCTATGATACAAGCGAAAAAATTGGCGAAAGCGAAGTATACGCCTAAGAAGTATAGGAAGTAGATAGTTATAAGGGAATGACCTAGATATGGATATCAAGGGAAAGGCTATCCAACTCATTAAGAAATACGGCACAGACGATCCGTTCCGGATCGCAGCCGAGCTAAACATTAAGCTGGTATACGCCCCACTCGGCGGGATATACGGCAACTACATGAAATACAAGCGCACAAAGTTCATCATGATCGATGGAGACAAAACACCTGAACGAATGCTGCCGTTCGTGTGCGCGCACGAGCTCGGGCACGGTATCTGCACCCCCGACGAGAATACGGAGCTACTACAGGCGTATAGCCGGGGGCTTGACTCTCGTATCGAGCGACGCGCGAACTTGTTTGCCGTCGAGCTCTTGCTTAACGATGACTACTTGCAGGAAAATGCTGAGTGCAGCATCTATACGCTCGGTGTAATGCGCGGTATCCCGGAGGATATCATAGGGTTAAAGGAAAGGTAGGAGGTAGCTACTATGCAAGTCGTGTTAAAAATCGCGGTCGTACTGTGTCTACTTTTTTCATTCTCCTCGACAGCATTTGCCCTCTCATCAATTGTTGTTGAAAACGCGACCCCGGCTGAGGTTCGGTCGTTTCTGATCGAGAATATGTCCAGACTAGGCAAGAACGCCAGCATAGAAAATTTGACAGATAGCAGTATTACGTTCATTATGATAGATCCGACAGTTAGACAGTCCGGATGGACAGTCACGCAAGACTCAGAGTTAAAAGAAACTTTCACATTTACCCCATCAGGAAGCGGAACTCTTTTGACTTTCAACGCGATAGGAAGCAGTCGTACTGTTGATGGACAGATTATCAGGGCACCACTACCGCCCAGTCAAATTGACACGCTAATGCTTGAGGGAGTGAAGCTTCATTTTGACGGCGGCTATTTGCACGGATTTTTACTGAGCCCTCAAAAGCAAGGTGACGGGTATCCTATAATTCAAATCCTCCCATACAGCCCGGCTGAAAAAGCAGGTCTGAAAATAGGTGACGTAATTACTAAAGTCAATGGGGTTAAGCTGGAATACATAGCGTCAAAGGGAGGATTCAACTTTCAGACAACGGTTCAAAAATCTGAGCAGCTCATTCTAACGGTTAAGGCCGGCAAACTAGAGAGCGAGCGTAGTGTTATATCACAGCTCTTTGATGCCAAAACACAGCAGTTTAGAGCCCCTCTGTCCTAGCAGCAACCGTGACGTTAAAATAAATATAAAATAAGCCGCCCCCGGCGCTGCAAACACCAAGGGCGGCAGACATGACGCGAATCATGCCAAGTTGCAAACAAATTCTACCATGATTCGCCTCCTTTGTAAACCACAAGGAGGTTTTATTTATGTCCAAGATACGCATACGCAAGCGCGGAAAGACGTACTCGTACAGTTTCGATACGTCCAAGAACCCACGCCGCATGAAAGAGAAAGGAGGCTTTGCCACCGAAGATGAAGCATTTGACGCAGGCGTAAAAGCCTATGCCGACTGGAAGAGCGGGAATATCGGTGTCACGTCGGAGAAAGTGACGCTGCGGGACTACCTTGCCTCGTGGCTTGAGAACGTCGTGCGACCGAACGTGAAGCGGACGACTTTTCGAAGCTATTCCAACGCCGTCACTACACGCATCAACCCGCATATAGGAGATTACTATCTGCAAGATTTGCGCCCACGAGACATAGATATATGGGTGCAAATGCTTGCAAAAAAAGGATTGGCACACGGAACAATCGTGCAGTCAAAAACGGTCCTATCCATTGCTCTAAAATATGCAGTATATCCATCAGAGTTAATCACGGTGAATCCATCTACGGGCATTCAAATCCCCCGTTATGCTCCGCGAAAAGTCATAAAACGCACAGTGATAACAGCGGAGCAGTTTTCCTCCTTTTCAGAAACAGGGAAATACTATTCTGCACTTAAGATCATGTATCACACCGGCATGCGCATCAGCGAGGTGCTTGGGCTTACATGGGAGGATGTTGATCTTGCCACAGGTAAAATCTCTGTCCTTCGGCAACGCACTGAGAGCGGACATTTTGACACACCAAAAACGGAAAGCAGCATCCGCACATTTTATGCAGATGCGGTACTTCTTTCCTACCTCCGCACTCTCCGATCTGCTCAACTGGAAAATCAGATGCGATTCGGGCAGGGATATCAAATCCCGTACGAGGACCACCAAAACGGTCGTGCGCTCATCTTGCTTCCCAAAAAGATTCATGCACCAGAGCAACATATCCGTCACTCTCTCGTGTGTGTGCGAGAGGACGGTGTCCCATTCCAGCACACTCATATCACATACTTACTACGGAAAACGGGGCTCAACCCCCACAGTTTCCGCCATACGCACGCTACACGGCTCGTCGAAGCGGGAGCGAAGCCCGTCGATGTAGCCGCCCGACTTGGTCATAAAGATGTGATGATTACGCAGAATCTTTACACGCATGACACGGAAGCCATGCAAAAAGAGACCGCACGCATCTTCGCCGAAATTGTAGGCAAATGA